TAAGCGTTTCTACTACCGATACCTGCGCAGGCATCGTGTCTATCAAATCTTTAAGGCCTTTTGGATCAGACGCATATTTTTCAGAGAGTTTTTCTGCCATTTCATTGGTTAGTTTTTTGTCTTCTTTTCCTTTACTGATAAGGTCTTCCACTTCTTTTTTTAGCCCTTCTTTCCTCAATTCCTCCAGCTGGGAGTTTTTGTCTGCTAGTTCTTTCTCGAGACCAGGCACTTTTTCTGCCTCATCTATTAAGTCCTGTATTGCTCTCAATACTTCGGATTCTTCGGACTTGTCACTTAAGTTTAGAGCAGTAAGTATTACCGCTGTTGTTAGTACTGTCTTGTTCATATTCTGATAAAAATTAGTATTAAAATCTGCGAGGTTTAGTTCGTTATTGTCCTTGTCATAAAGGCTGGCAAGAGCGTTATAATTGCCTGGAATATCTACAAGGCTGATTTCCCTCGGAAACCATTTTGTAATGGTTGGACCGGTTTGGTCTTGGAGTTTTAATTCTTCACTGCTGCTAGCTTCTAGCACTACAATTTTACCCACCGAAGCCGCATTTAAAAAACCTCCTTCTATCTGGTCGGCAACACTCTGCCCGTCGGGATGAGAAAGATTGACTACGGGCTTGGCAAACACTTTGTCTTCTATTGTCTTAAAATCTTCCCAACGGACAACAACGCCTTTCTCTCTATTGTGCATCAAAAATCCGATAGGGTTTTTCTTTACTTCATCTAACAGAAGTCCCTCAGTGAGGCATCTGTATCCATAGACATTTACTGAGTTGTCCGTAATACAGAACTCCTTGTCTATCTTCTTGAATTTTTCACTTGCTTTTCCGCTCATCTTTCTTGTAGTTTCTAAATGTTGTTGCAAATCTCTTGAAAGATTTAACCTATTGAAAATAAGAGCGTAATCACTGCACAACTTTTTTTAAAAAGCTATTTTTTGAAAGAATTTTGCTCCTTGAAATAGTGTATTATGGCAGCAAAAAAACATGAACAGAGAGAGCACGCCCGACTGCTTTATGTTAATGAAAGGATTACTTTAAAGGAGGTAGCAGAACGGGTTAATGTATCGGAAAAGACCATCGGTAAATGGTGCAGGGAAGACAGTTGGGATAAACTTAGAAAAGCTCTATTAACTACTAGAGAGGCTCAGCTTACCCATTGGTATAACCAGCTTGAAGCAGTCAATACAGATATTGCCCTGCGACCGCCAATTTATGATGATAAAGGAAATCCTATAAGGAGACCTCCGAAGTTTATTCCCACCAGTGCGGAAGCTGATATTATGTCTAAGACTACTGCTAATATCAAGAGTTTAGAGGTAGAAATTGGACTTGGAGAAATTGTAGAAACTGGAAAACAACTCATTACCTTTATTCAGAAAGTTAGTTTGGAGGATGCAAAGGTATTTAAAAACTATTTTGATGAATATATTAACGAACGCTTGAAGAATGGCTAAGAAAAAAAAGACAGACAGAGAATGGCTCTCTGAATGGAAAGAATTTGGAGATAATATAGATAATGCCACCCCGATAGACCTTAATGAAAGCCCCGCTGAAAAACTCAAGCGGATTAAACGGCTGGAAGAAAACGATGAGGAGTGGTTCAAGTATTATTTTACCATATTCTACAAAAATGAACCCGCGGATTTTCATTTGAAGTCTACAAGAAAAGTAATGAAAAATCCCGAGTATTACCTAGTGCGTTCATGGGCTCGGGAGCTTTCCAAGTCAGGGCGTACCATGATGGAGGTAATGAAACTCTGCCTTACTGGCAAAAAAAGAAATGTACTGCTTGTATCCAACTCTTTTGACAACGCCAACCGTCTGCTCATGCCTTACATGGTTAATTTAGAGCGGAACAACCGAATCATCAACGACTACGGCACACAGAAGAAAATAGGCTCTTGGGAATCAGGAGAATTTACTACCCGTAAGGGAGTTGCCTTCCGTGCCATTGGTGCGGGGCAGTCGCCAAGGGGTACCCGAAATAATGAAATCCGACCCGATGTAATCCTGATTGATGATATAGATACTGATGACGACTGCCGTAATTCGGAGATTATAGAGCAAAGGGTAAAATGGATAGAGCAGGCACTTATTCCGACCCGTTCCCTCTCTAATCCTCTTCTTATTATCGCCTGTGGAAATATTATTGCGGATTACTGCTGTATTACTGAGATGGGCGCCAAGGCGGACTCTTGGGAAGTGGTTAATGTGCGTGATGAAAACGGCAAATCTACTTGGCCACAAAAGAATACAGAGGAGAATATAGATAGGGTGCTTTCTACCATATCTTATGAGTCCATGCAAAAGGAATATTATAATAATCCAATGGATGGTGGAAAGGCATTTAAAAATATCGTAGATAAAGCACCTTTCAACTTAAAGCACTGCGATTATGTTGTGATTTATGCAGACCCTGCAACTTCCAACTCGGAGAGTAAAAAGTCATCATCCAAAGCAGTGGGTATCATTGCTAACAAAGGAATGGAATACAGCGTGCATAAGGCTTGGGTCAATCAGATGAGTAATGCCAGTTTTGTAGACTATCTCTTTGAAGCTTATCTAATCTGTAAAAATGCAGGTGTAGAGCCGATTTACATTTACATTGAAAACAATACGCTTCAAAATCCTTTCTACGAGCAGGTGTTTCTGCCAATGATTTATAAAAAATGCATGGAGCTGAATATTGCACTGCCTATCCGTCCAGATGAGAGGAAAAAACCTGAAAAATGGGCAAGGATAGAAGGAAAATTAGAACCACTGGTAAGGCTGGAGCGATTGACATTCAATATCAAAGAAAAGGATAACCCGCATATGCAGAGGCTGAAAGCACAATTTAAAAACGCAAATGCCAAAGCCAAATTACTTGACGGTCCCGATATGGTAGAAGGAGCCATTACCATTATTGATAATAAGAGAGTAGAGCAGGCAACGGGAGCAGTAGAACTTATCCCGAGAAAGTCAAGCCCTCACAGAATTTAAAACCCTTTTAAATTGAATTTAAAATGTTAGTACAACCAGAAGAATTAACCACTGACCTATACCAGGAAGTAATAGATGAAATCACCAGAAGAAATAGAGATGAAGTTATATCGCATATTAAAGCTGCAGAAGACTTTGTTAAAGCCTATTTATTCAAGTATGACCTTCATGCACTTTTTGGAACAGAAACAGAAAGCCCCACTGTACAGGATGAATTTTTAAAGAAAACAATTAAAATCATTGCTTCTTACTGGCTGGTAAGAAAAGCAAACCCAGGTGTCAGTGTAGAACTGCTCCGAGAAGACTGGGAAATGTTTATCGGAGATGAACATACCCCAGGATGGCTGACCAATATAAAAAACGGCACTATCAATCCTGCATGGCCATATAAAAAGGACGACCCTGCTACACCACAAGATGAAAGTAAGCAGGAACAAGACACCTTCTGGGATTCTACTTTAAAAAGAACTAACCGATTCTAAAATAAAATTATGAGCAAAAATAATACAACACCTAAATACATTATCAATGACTTAACATTGGTATCTCCCGACAGACAGCGAAAGGATATACAAAGCCTTAAAAATGCGGTATTATCTGCTGAGAGTATAAGCCTTCCTAATAGGGCAAAACTTTATGATTTATACCATGACATATTAAGTCTTGATGGTTTCTTACAAGGGATAACAGCAAAACGAATTAACTCAGTTTTAAATAAAAAACTCAAATTCTACGACCGAAACAAAAAGGAAAACGAAGAAATAACCAAACTAATGAAGTCCGAAGCGGGACGGGAAATCATCTCTCAGATTGTTAATTCAGAGTTTTGGGGAGTTTCGGGAATAGAGTTTAAAATAGGCGAAAAATTAGCCTTTGATGAAATCCCCCGAAAACACATTAGACCAGAAAAAGGAAGTATTAGCAAAACCCAATATGGTTTAGGAACTGACGACTTTAAAGTAGAAGAACTCCCTTTTGTGTGGGTTATCGGCAGAAAGAATAACTTAGGCTTATTCTTAGCTTGTTCCATGTATGGCATCTATAAGCGTGGAAACTTCGGCGATTGGGCGCAGTATGTAGAAATCTTTGGACAGCCTGTGAGGGTTATGTACTATGATGCTTACGATACTGCAACAAAAAATGAGCTTAAAAAAATACTTACTGAGAGTGGAAGCTCCCTAGCAATTATGCTGCCTAAACAGGCTACTTTTGAAATGAAAGACGGCAAAGCCTCCAATGGAAGCGGAGAACTTCAAAAAAGTTTCAAAGATGCCTGTAACGAAGAAATGGCAGTGGCTATTTTGGGTAATACCGAGACCACATCGTCTAGTAAAAGCAGTGGTTATGCGCAGTCTAAAGAACACGGAGAACAGCAAGACGAAATCATTGCCTCTGACCTTATTTTAGTAGAAAACCACCTTAATAGCGACAAGTTTATTTCTATCCTTAAATCCTATGGTTACGATGTAGAGGGCGGATATTTCAAATACGAACTAGAGCTGAATTTAGACAAACTTAAATCTCGGCTGGAAATTGATATGCGAGTATCTGAAAAAGTGCCCGTATCTGATGATTATTGGTATGAAACATATGGTATTCCAAAGCCCGAAAACTACAACGAGCTGAAAAAAGAAATGCAGGAGAGGCAGAACCCTGTCGCTTATATGACACCTCAGAATGATGAAGAAAAAAACAATGAAGACAAAGATGATAAAAAGGATAAAGAGAATAAAAAAAAGAAATTAGCTGACCTTTCAGAGTCCAATTGGTACAGCAAAATATTTGAATCTTTAGCGGATTTTTTCGTCCACGCCCGACATTAGTCGGGCAGATTAACGACCTTTATGCCCATACCTGCGAACATTGTGGAGGACACCTTCCAGACCTTAGCGATGAAAAACGGGAAGACTGGGAAGCCATCTATGATAAAATTGCTAAAAAGATATTGGATAAATCAGCCTCCGAAGTAAACGCCGACTTACATCTAAAAACTGCAGAAATCCTCATGAATGGGGTGCGTAAGAGTTTGGGGGAAAATCTTACTTATGGAGATAAAACAGCAGTGCTGGTAGAATACCTCCAAAGAAATATTTATGCCTTTTCTGCTGCTAAATCCTTTACTGAAATGAAGTATTACAGGGATATGATGATAGAAGAGGAAAAAGGCGGAATATTAGACTATGGAGCATTTAAAAAGAAAATTGCTGACACTGGGGAAATCTTTAATAATACTTACCTTCGGGCAGAACATGACCACGCTTATTATTCTGCTGTGATGGCGCATAAGTGGGAAGCTCTGGATACTGAATATTTGGAATATTCCACCGTAGGAGACAATAGGGTAAGACCAGAACATGAAGCCCTGGATAAGTTCACTGCTCCAAAGAGTGATGTAGTATGGAGAAGAATTTATCCGCCTAACGGCTGGAACTGCAGGTGTACCGTAGTACCAGGGAAAGCATCCATGTCAGAAAAGAAAATGACTGCCATAGAGGCAGGAAAGATGATGAAAGACCACCTAAAACATACCCCATTTGACAACAATGTAGGGATGTCTAAAGTGATTTTTAAAGACAATCATCCATACTTCCAGAATGCCAAAGGTAAAACAACCAATCTAAGCTGGGAGCAGTACGGACTAGCTGATATTGGCAAAATAAGAGCCGATATGCTTCCTGAATACCAGCCGACCACCAAGCAGGAATATTTAGACTGGTGGAAAGCCCAGCCTAAAAGAGAGGGAACCGATGATTTTGTGATAAAAGATGTCCTCGGACAGGAAATCCTGTTAAGCAGCGGGGAGGGAAAGAAAGGGAAAATTCATGAATATTTTAAAGACCATGTTATCAAAAAAGAAAATGATAAGCGATTTGAATACGCAACGGAAACCCGAAACATCTTAACCATTCCCGATGAAGTATGGCTTAATCCAGAGGAAAAGAATACCCGAATTTATTTAAAACATTACGAGCAGGGAACTCTCAAATTGGTAGTGGATGACAAATTAGAAGCGATTACTCTATTCCAGCTGCATAAAAAAAACAGTGGGGAACTCTATGAATCAAGAAAAGGTATACTGTTGTATAGAAACTAAAAAAAGCAGTATTCTTGAAATACTGCCTTTTGTAACTCTAAGGTTATCGGACAGGTAGGGTTAGTACCACCCGAGCCCTGTTACACTGCAAATATATAAAATATTTTTAATTAAACAATGACACCAGAAGAATTTGTAAAAAAACTCCAAAATAAAGCCCTTGAAGTAGAGCGTTATGCCACGCTGGAATTTCCTAATATGGCGGGAAACATCACTCTGCGGTTTATCAATGGTAATTTTAGAGCACAAGGATTCCAGGGAACCACTTTTAAAAAATGGAAACCCAGCAAGGGAACTACTCTTGTAAAAACAGGAACCCTTAGAAGCGCTACCTATTACACCACGCAGACTGGGCAGGTAACTATCATTAACCCTATACCTTATGCCAAAGTCCATAATGAGGGATTTAAAGGCGAAGTGACCGTAAAATCCCACACTCGGAACCGTTACAGTAAAGCCAAAATAGGCACGGGAAAATTTACACAAAAAGGTAAGGAGAGAAAGAAAACAGTAACCTTTAAATCAGGAGAAACAACAGTAAAATCACACACTCGTAAAGTGAATATCCCACAAAGACAATTCATCCCTACACAGGACAGCCCAAGCCCAGTGCTGAATAATGCTATCACAAGAGAATTAACCAAAGACCTTAAGAAAATTATATCATAATGGAAACATACTTTAAACCACTGTTTTTAGCCCTCCAAAAAAGAATAATGGAGAATGTACCCGAAATTAGATTTATAGACCAAAACATAGGTCAGCTTGGCTTTGATGAGTATAGGGCTATGGTATCCTTTCCTGCTGTGCTGGTAGATTTTCCCTCTACCTCTTTCTCTGCTCTGTCTGGAAACGCCCAGCTTGGTATTTCTTTTATTGAAATAACTCTTGTATTTGCTCCATACTCTCAGACCTACCAAATGGCTCCCGATAATGTAAAAGACTTAGGTCTGCAGTATTTTGAAATTGAGCAGAAAGTTTTTACTGCCCTGCAAGGCTGGGACTGTGAGGGACTGTGTACACCATTAGTAAGAACTCAAGCACAAAGCCAGAACAATAATGATATAGGCATGAGGGTAAGAAAATTAACCTTCAGCACATCATTTGAAGATTATACCCTTGACCATGACGAATATAGAGAAGTGGAGTTTAAGTTTTCGGGAGATATTATTCCTTAAAATAAACTGAGCTGCTGCGAGGTCTCTCTGGGAATAACCATACCTTTAATATTCATCCATTGGCGGTAGTTGATGTAAATATGATATTTAGGGAAAATATGCCTAACTATACGAGTATCCGGCACATCATCATATTTGTGCTTCTTGTATACTTCTACAATGTATCTTGCTCGTTTTAAGTAGTTTT